GAGTTACATTATATTTCCAATATTGATGATTGATATTTAAAGCACATGATGTAAGCGTAGCACCTATGCCTTGGTTCATTGGCAATGGAAGTCTTAATACATTACGGATGTTAAGGTTAATATTCTTAACAGGATCTCTACCTTCACCAATAAATGGTTGTTCTTTTTCATTCTCTGGTTTAGAATATTCTTTAATAAGATTATCACAGAAAGCTTCTGATACTGCATTCTTCATAACATAAGCTACATCTAAATGTGGTGTTTGATTATTAGGCTCAACTACTGTTTTGCTTATGCCTAAAGATTCTCTCTTATCATACTTCCATTCTGCATGAGGCCCATCTTGGTCTACATAGTGTAAGAAGACTTGTGCTTGCCATTTACCCTCTGTATATTTTTCACGCCAATGATATTTATCACATCCACGATAGGCAACTGCATCGCCGATAGACATTTTAATTTCACTACCATTTGACTTATTCTCATTATCACCCATATAGATAGACCATACATCTCCTTCAAAGTCTAGTGTTAATGTAGCTGATATTTCGCAAGCGGGTCTGTCTCTATGAATAACAAGTTCTTCGCCTTGAGTATTATATAATCTAGCATATGAATAAGTAGGAAATAGTCTAAGACCTAAAGCCTTTTCAAAATAAGGTGTGCAATGTTCTAGTAACTTATCAAATGCTACCGCACCATGCACTGCTTGTGACAGAGGGCATTGAGAGTCTTGTACCGTTTTCTTTTCTTCTACTAATTTTTTAAGTTCTATTGTTAGTTCTTCACATGAATGTTTAGGTAAGAAATCCTTTAGTAATACATACCCATTATCTTTAAATTGTTTAACAGTCTCCATAGCTCTCTCCATAGTTGGCCTCACACGCAATCGGAAGTGTAGTACCCCAAGTTGGTGGAGTAGACATAATGTCTATTATATATTTTAATGCATTGTCAATATCTGTCTTTGATGTAACGCAAACAATCGCATCATGCACAGTTAATACAGGTTTATACTTCTTATTGATAGCAATCATCTGCTCACCTACAATAATACGAGCTAAGGCTTGGACTACATTTTCTACGACCGAGCCACCCCATATAGGTATTCTACCCCTGCGAGATTTGTAAAAGAATTTCTCTCTACCATCTTCTCGTTCTTTACTAAGTTCTGGGTACTGAATGTAGAGTCCATTAGGTAATTGTATTCCTAGTGGTGTTACTCGTAGACACTTATGGTTTCCTAAGTAATAAGGTTCTTTGCCCTCTACCCAATTAGATATATCGTTTAATGCTCTATCACATTCTTCCCATAACTTAATTACTTTATCGTTTACTTGTCTATAAACTTTAACAAGACGTTGGCACTCTAAATCATCTAGGTTAGCCCCAGGTGGTTGAGTCTTTAATGTATGTTGTAGCTTACTCCACCCTGTTCCGTAGCCTAAGCCTAGCGTACAAGTCTTACCTACAAATCGTTCTATCGGGTTAGCCTTAGTAATTGGTTTGCCATATACTTTAGATGCAAACTCTGAATATACATCTCGACCTTCTCTATACCATTCTACTATGTCATCTTGTCCTGCAAGCCATACTAAAATACGAGCTTCAATCTGAGATGAATCTGAGTTAATTACGACCGAGCCATGAGGTGCCATCACAGCATTCTTTAATGCTTTCTTTTTCTTATCTCTTGATGGTAAGTTTTGGAAGTTAACCTTATCACTACCTGCCCATCGCCCTGTATGTGCGCCGTAGTATTTGAGTGGAATAGGAAGTTTACCCTTGTTGCGTGAGGCAATGTCTAAGAATCTTTTAATCCTTGACTCCTCAATGGTTGACTTAGTACCTAGTCTTACGGCACATAGTTCTTGTATAAATGGGTCTTCATGTTCTGTAAGTTCAATAAACCCTGTATCGTTCTTAGCCAACGCAAATGTTTCTTTGTCTGTTGTAGGGCTTATCTTTAAAGGGACTATTACGCCAAGTTCTTGTAGTAGTTCTGCAAATTGTTTATTAGATGCTAACTTCTGTCTAACTTCTTCTTCTGTCTCGCATTTTAATCTATTCATTAATGCACTCAATACCTCTGACTTTTCTCGTTCTATCTCATCAAGTCTATCACTTAACAAGGCATCATCAAGATGTAGCGTAGGTTGCGTATACATTCTAAGTGTTATATCAATTAGCTTAATCTCGTTCTCTGTAAATGCACTTGATAATACTTTGAATAGTTTAAGCGTTAGTTCTACGTCATTAATACAGTAGCTACCATACTTATCCAAGTCATAATCATTAAAATCTTCTAAGCGTTTACCTTTAGCCTCAATAACTTCTGTGCCTTTCTTACCTAGATTATATCTTTCTACGAGAGCGGCAAGGCTTCCACCAGCATCCACCCCATGAATAGCACGAGCCATACCAAGAGTATCAAAATATAGAGCAGGGATAATATTAAAACAAAAAGACAGAATTGCTCCATCAAACTGCGTGTTGTGACAAAGTAAAGCAGAGTTAGCCCAATCGACCTTATCCAATTCTTCTTTGATGATGTCATGCGTACCACTAATCCACTTAGTTGGTTCTTCATTTTTCTTAATGCCAAACCCAATGACTTGGAAATTCTCATGGCGTATATACTCCTCTGTTGTTAAGCCCGATAGACTATAGCCTTGAGCATAGTATGTTTCAAAATCTAATGTTATTAAGTCCATGCTTACCCTTTTTTTGCGTATTTTGCAAATTCGTCACGACATTCTGTTGAACACCAACGTCTATCATCGTGTAAGTCTTTCTCACACCATAGGCATTTGCCCGTAATGTTAGAGGGTTTCTTTATGTTTTTACCTGCGTTACTGATGCTTGCATCTATCATGCGTTGCATCTGGTCATTAGCTACATCTACATCATCACTCATGCTGTATTCGCATATTTAAAACTTTTAGCGTAATAGCTTTTACTACCTGAGGGCATAGGTTTTGGTAGGCTAATCTTTCCTTCTTTAGCAAGGTTGCGTACTCTATCAGCTTTTCCTGTAGCGTATAATATGATTTGATTTCTTGATGCATTAGGATAAGTTTCCATGTATCTATTTACTGCTTCGATGATTTGCTCATCTGTGGTTCTTTGATATTCTCTCATGTTATTGTTATATACTCTATATCTAAATCGTTAAAATTAATAAGTGTTAGCTTGTCTTGTCTACCAAATCGGGTATATATTTCATAGAGTCCTTTACCTTGCTTGACTCCATTATCTTTTAGTTTGCGTAGTACCCATCGGTAAAGTAATTCTCTATCTATAACTAGCCAACCACTTGTTTGTTCAAATACTATATAATTTGCGTTACCTTTAATCCAACCTTTATCCCCCCTTACATTAGTACCCTCTATCCAAGTACTATCATTTTGTGTAGAGCTATCATACTTATTTATTTTCTTTAAACCTTTGACATCAAATTTAAAAGGCGTATCACCCAGTATAGGCAACACACCCTCAATATCCCAATGTTCTTTTATATCTTGGTCAATTGTAGCCCAAGTAACATTAATTAAATGTTTAGCAAATCTTTTTTCTGCGTCTTTGCCTCTATTGAAATCGTTAGAATAAACAGGGTTCGTAATCATTAATGTTAAATGGCTCTACCTTTTGTTTAGGAAGTTCAACCACTATAACATCTTTATTATTCTCTGTAAACCATTTTGCTTCTTTACGAGACCAACGATACTTTCTTATAACTTCACCTTCGTCGTCTAGAATAGCATGTGTAAAAGGCATAGCGTCTGACATATAATAAACTCCAATATATAACCAATACAAATCATCATAATTGCTACTACAATTCCGTCAGTTAAAGCTTGTAACCTATTAGAGACCTGTATTCGCATCTACTAATCTCTTGGTTGATTCCTTGTAGCTTTTAACTCCATCTAATCTTTCTTCTTTACTCTCATCTTTATATAAAGGCGTCAGTAAAATATTGTGCTTTTTATTAGGTAAATCTCTAAACCATGATAGCTCTTTAGGGCGTGTCAACATCATAGATGACCATATAAGATTACCTTTACTATCAAATTCTTCTAATGCCCATGCATATGGGGTTTCACCTACTTGCATACTTCGTTTCCTCCTGTTTATAAAATATCATATGCGACCATTGTACAACCCTAACCATTTTATACCAAGACTTAGGTTTATTAATAGAGTCATCGTGAAATGATGTTGCACCATATGAATAATCATACACCTTTCCATTAAGAATCTTATGAGCCAAGTCATAATATTTTTGGTCTATTATATGTGGGGGGTGAATAATACCATACCAACTAAACTGATAAGGTTTCTTCATTTCTAAGCATATTCTTTTAGGTTCAAAGTCTGCTCGCCTCATCAATACATAACCTACACCAATTTGAGCTTGTTCAGGTTCTACACTTGCCTCCATAAAAATGGTTGTAGCAAGGCACATCAATGCTTGGTCAATCATACTGACCTCCTATTTAAAGTGATACCAGTTATTTATTTAATATTGGATAGAAACTTTTGAAGTTCTGTGGCATACCAAACTATCTTACCTGCATCCTCAATGGGATTGCCTTTAAGACCAATTCGGCTTGTGTATTTAAGAATGTTACCTCTTAGGTAACCGATGTATTCCTCGGCTGACATTTTAGCTTTAATGTAGTCGATTGTTTCGATACCCCCATTTGTGTAGTGGGGTGGGTGATTAACCATATCGGCAGTGATGGGCGTTGATGTTCCTGCACCTTGTGTTTCTGTCATATTACCTCCTTTAATTGAGTCAACAGTTCCTCTATATTACTCTCATTTATTACTATTGCCAAGCCTCCTGTGGCTTGTATCTGCTCGATGTTGTATTTCTGCAACTCGGTGAGCCTACCCTTTCCTGCTTTACATTCTATAGCGACAAACCTACCCTTATAGCAAGCGATGATGTCTGGTACTCCACTTCTACCATAGCCTCCACTTAGAGGTGAGAAATGATAGCAACCTAAACCGTCTAGGATTTTCTTTACTTTGTTTTTTACTTTTACTTCGGGTGTCATTCTTATTCTCCGTAATTGGTTCACCTCTTATACTATTTAAATCATTGTTATGTACTACTAATACACTTACACATTCAGTAACACGCCAACCTACATTTGCTAAGTCAGTTATCTTACCATTGTATATAAATATATTAGGATATAACGGCATCATCTCAGTCTTATACAAAGGTTCTTCAACACTCATAAAAGATAATTTCATCTTAATAAATGTAGGTAACGTAGTTTCCATAAAGGTTCTAATATAATCTTTATCCACATATACTGTGTAGCTACCTTTATATTCTTTCATAATTACACGCCAATGATTATCCAATGTGGTATGTGGCATTGGTGCATAGCTTGTATAGTCTTTATAATCCATAGTACTCCTATCGTTTAATAATCTTTCCGTTCACAATTAAGTCCATGTCCCAACTAGATGTAGGTAGTGCCTGTGTGTGGTCATACTCCTCGTAGTCAAATGTATCATTAATATAGTACAGATGATTTTTAAGTTTATGTTGTACACGATGAAATGCATCAATAGGTTTATCATTCTGCCAAAATCTAATATTTATACTTTTAACATATAAATAGAAAGCATCTAATGGTTTATCTAAGATAATTGAGTCAGCAATTTCCATACCTTTAATCCTATCTTCATGTCCAAGAAAGTTATATTGTTTGTAATCACCTCCAAAATATTCTTGAATAACATTATTCATATCATCATTAAAGACTTCATATGTCATCGCACCTAACATGGTCTTAGCTAGATTGAATGGTTGTTGGTATTTCTTAAACGCTTCTTTAACTTTCTTACGATTAACTACTCGTCGTTTAAATATATATTTACTATCAGGGTATAATTCAAGGGTATCTATATTAAATCTCATACCTTTAAAGATAGGTAAACCCCGTTGTCGTCTAGTGTTTGATAGAAAGTATGTCATACCACCATGTCTTACACTTGTAGAAACATATCCCTTAGTAGTCCAACCATCACCAGATAAGAAGTGTCTATCACCCTGTCCATAGTATGTCTCAGTAAACTCAATGGTGTTATCAGCACGTACTATGGCTAATATCCTGTCGTTTTTAAGGTATCTGTAGTAATTGCCTGTGGGGTTGTATCTTTTATTAACTTCATCCCATTCATCCTCTCGATGCAAATTGCTTAATGCACGTTTAGATTTTGTCTTAGCAAGTATTTCTGCATATTCTTCATTGGTGACACTTTCCTTTTCATGCTCATGGTAGTACCCAATGTTAAACATTCTCTGTCCGTCGGTATCAGTACCTATGGTAAAATACTTATAAGTATGACGCCTATTCTCAACAGGGTATCGGTTAGTCCCTCTAAAGGGGGGTATGTTGTCTGCGATTTCTGATAGTTTTGCGTAGTTAAAATAATTATTCATGTTACTTTTCCTTTCGTTGTCTATATTTAATTTTATGTTTCTTCTGTTTTGCTAGTCTTGCTTTCTTATGTATTGCTAGTGCGTTGGTATAACCTTTCGTAAAGCCTCTCATAGTGATAACTCCATAGTTCGTTCTACTACCAATTCATTTATTCTTTCGTCGGTAGCTTTGTTCATATAAAAACTTATGTCCTCATATGTGATAGTCATAGGCAATTTTCTAAGCAACCATACACGCTTTTTATACATCTCATCGTCTATATATTTATCTAACATTGCTACCTCCATTAAATCTTTGAACAAATTACTACCCTGTATTTCGGCGTGCTCTTGTAAATCTTCTTCTGAATACATATCTGAATATGTTGACATGTCGCTATCCTCATTTTTATTAACTTCGAACCAACCCATCTAGTCCTCCTTTCTGATTACTTTGCCTACTGGTGGAATGAAGCCCCTAGCCTGCGTAACAAGCCACAGTGTAGGTGATTGTACGTTCCATTGAATATCTGACTCCAAGTATCCGTCGGTAAACACAATCGTTGCCTCGGCTTGTATCTTTTTCTCATTGATATATCTACTAACACAAGACACCTCAGTACCCCCACCACCCTGTGGTTTAAGTAATTCTTTGATGTGAGCATAATTGCTTGGCGTAAATATTTGTTCACCATGCACCTCTGTATCCCACCATAAAACTCTGACTTGGCTTGGCGTTACAACATCACAGATAGATACCAGTTCTGATGCAAACTCTGTAATCTCTGCACTACCTATTGAGCCAGACGTATCTATTGCCACGACTAACTCGCCTACAGTTTCATTCTCAAGGCTTGGCATATACAAATCATTGACCATGAGTCTCTTATTAAATCGTCGCCATGTATATTCATCTGCACCTCGCATAGCACTAGATACAAACTCTTTCAATACATCACGCCAATTAATCTTAGGTGTAAGTAAGTCCTCAATACTTCTAGGTAACTTACTACCCATACGACCTGCAAGTATGCCACCCTCACGCAAGGCTCTGTCAATCTTACCCTCTAGTTCCTTAACATCTTCTTCTGACATACTCTCTGCACTCTCAAAGTCATGTTCATCAAGCGTGTCATATTTCGTAATTGACTTACCACTTTTCTTATCTTCCTCTTGTTGTTTCTTCAAGTCGTTGTATACCTCACGCACCGACCAGTTGTGATACTTAGCATCGTACAAGCCACCACTAGGTAAACTACAAAACGACCTATCTTTCAAGTTCATAATGATGTCATTAACAACATAATCTGCTGATGCATTGACAAGCATAGGCTCTGCCTTGAATTCCTTTTTAAATCTAGGAATATGTTTCAATGCTACGTGCAAGTTCTCATGCATAATCAAACCTCGTAGTTCTTGGTCTGTCAGCTTAGATACAAACTCACGACTATACTTTTTATTGCGACCATCAGTGTATGCCGTAGTCTTTTCTTCAATGATACTATTCTCGCCCATGAGTATGACGCCTGAATATAGTGCAGTCTCAGGGTGTTTCATCAATGCTACATGAGCTTTCTTTAACCTTGTTTCTTCATTCATAGTAATACTCCTAGAATAATTCGTGATTGTTAGTTGCCCACTTAGCTATCTCTGCATTGTTACGAGCCAATGGCATACCTTTCTTACTACGACATAACATCGTAAAGAATACGGCTTGCATCTCGCTTGACTCTAACCTATTCACAAACTGCATAAACTTGGATAGTTCATCTTGATTAGCTAGTGAGTCCGTCGCTTGAAACATAAGCATAAGTAACGCCGCAGTCTCGGTTGGTATTTTAATCTCGGTTGGATTAGCTAAGATACTCTTTAGTGTTGGTAATTCCTTTTCCATTCTGAGATATGCACTCATGTCGCCTGCAACACTAGCACCTACTGTGCCTGCCAATGCTGACAGTACCACCTCCTCGCCTAGTACCTCTTTGTTATCCACGATGACTGATGCCTTAGCCAATGAACGAGGCGATGCAAACGATAGCATAGGTTTACTTGGTTGAAAGATGTATGGGTTATCCTCTTGATTGCCGTCGGTATAACTTGCCATGACTCTAGGAAACATATGCACAAAGGCTCTGATTAACGGATTGACACCATTATCGCCTGCCCACTTCAACCATGTCTCTGCGTCGGGTTTCTGCATTTTCAATATACATACACGATTACCTGCATGGGCTAACATACTGTCGCCTACACCATCGCTTGCATTGTTTGATGTTGCAAATACAATTGAGCCTTGAGGTAATGGGGTATCGCCTACAGTTCTCTCTAGCATGAGCCTAGTAAAGATGACTTGCAATAACTTTGGGGACTTCATAAACTCATCTAGCAATATAACCTTAGGTTTAGGGCTATCAAGTTTAAACAAACTACCCACATAACTCTCTAATGACTTGGTTGCATGGTTAGGTATAGTCATAGCTATGTCTGACATATCTTTTACAGGACAGTCTACATAGATGTAATCGTACTTGTCGCCTAAATCTTCCTCCAACATCTTAAGTATAGATGTCTTACCACAACCTGGCTCTGATTGAATGACTGGGGTAAGTTCCGTACCTATTGTGGGTATTAACTTTCTTAATCCGTCAATCGTAATATTTGCAAATGTATTGATATTCATTGTAATTCCTTTCGTTTTATAGTTTAAATTTCGATAAGATGTCATCTACATTATCTTTAACCTTGTCTCTTACTGCATCAGACTCTCGTAAAGTTTCTGTATCTACACCATTCAATGTTGCCTCTAGTCCACTTACTGCTACACCCAACCGACGACTGAGTTCATTATCAATCGGTTTGAATTGCTTAAACGTCTCGCATAATTCTTTAGCTTTCTCAATCGTTGAGTCATAAATCTTACGTTTCTTAGTTTTCATAATTGACTCATCACTTGTCTTAACTTCCGATACACCACAACAATGCGAGATACTTTCCATGACTTCTGTCAATCGTTCTACTTGCTGATTTAAGATACCAGTTACTATTTCTTGAGCTTGGTTCTCGTACTGACTCTTTAAGTCTGTCGCTATGTCTTGGCTAATCTGACATCGCCAGTCATGGCTTGGTACTTCTGCTACATACAGGCGTATCCCAAATTTGTTTCTTACCTCTTGTGCTATGGGGTAGTCGTCGGTATTAAACATATCACCTTGCTTGAAAGCCATGTTACTTACGATAGCTTGGTAGTTGTTTATAAAACTGTCTAGTAACCGATTGAATTCCGTTTCGTGTTCACTAAACTCTGTCTTGAATTTTTCTAGGTTGATGACAGGCAATAGGTCTTGGTTGTTGTTCCACCTAAACGTACTACGCTTTAACCAATTATAAATAGTTTGGCGATAGTTACTGACACGCTTGTGAAACAAATCATCTGCTAATAAATTCTTAACAAACCGACCTGCACTACTGTCTGCTTTCTTGGCATGAGTTACCTCATCTGATATTGTTCTGTCTTGCTTTGTTGCTGACCATACGTTTACATCTACAGAGACAAGTATTGCTGACGTCGCTAAAGATATAATATGGTTAGGTTGTTGCATTTCAAAGTTAAGTGTTTCCATAACAAATTCCTTTCATATAAATTAAATAACAAAATTGATACATCACTTACACTAACTAACTAACTCGGTACTTCTGATTACTTCTCTACTATAATATAATTATACTATAACTTTACATATAAACATAATGGATATACAACTTTTTTATCCAAACTCTATTGTCCTATATGTATACACCAAGTCATAGCCATCATTACCATGTCTTTCATCAACATCATCTGACTCCTCACCAAGACGACAGAAAGCCCAATGAATAGGTGAGCCTGTAAACCTCTCATCATTATCATGTTGTTCTATCCACTCATTAGCTAAGTTGAGTAGTGCCTCATGGCATTGCACATCGGGATAGCTTTCATACCACTTCACACTACTTGCATAAAACTTAAGTGATAAATTATTCTCATCTATCTCTAGCACACCATCATCATCACTAAAACATAGCTTAGTATCATCTCTAAGTTTAGCCTCAGCTAAGAATGTATTAAACAAGTCTTTAGATGTCATAACTTGCCTAGCCTCAACAGGGATACTTGCGTGCCAATCAAGTTCCTTATCGAATTTAATCTTATAGCCTACGTCTGAACGATAGCCCATTTTATTTATCCCTTATAGTTCTTATGTTATTACCATATGCGATAGCATCAAGTAAGGCTCGTTGTTCAAACAAGTTACGTTCCCTAGCTACCTTGAGTAATTCACTTTGTTCATACTCCTCTAATTGTTTCTGATGCCACATTGCATCTACCTCGTCTAGTTCCATTTGCTTTTCCTCCTCGTTTAGTAAAAATTCTTTTAGTTTACCCATTTTGTTTAGCCCTTTCTATCATAGTTTCCATAAAACGTTTTTCTACCTGTGTAATACTCATGGTTGCATATTCTTTTTTACCATGCCAATCTTTAATACCAAACTTCTCATTATCATGCAGTCTGATAACCTCACGTTTTTTGTCCCAATCTGTTACTTTTACTTCAAGTTCAGTCATATCACACCCCACTATCTAGGTCATCATGTTCCTCACCACCTATTGACCTGATGTAATGTAATAACTCACGACAGACCTCGTACCTACCATGCACAATATCTTCCGTGCCGTCTGTTAGGTGTTCTAGTCCGTTGACTACCTCTGCGTCATGCTTTAACTCGTCTTTAAGCCATGCCGTAATACTGTTTACCATAGCTTTATACTTTAATGGTCGTGCCATACTGCCTCCTAATTTAATATAATTGATAATGCACTGATGCTAAATAAACTTGATGCCAGTTATACTCTGTTGCTCTGTGCTTTCCATATCACTTCTCTAGCTATCCTGTTCTTTAGCTTAAGTGTACCTAACTTAGCATTTTTGTCGTGATAGTACCAATACTTCTTAGCTAAGTAATTCTTATCCCAACCATGCTCAAGCCTATCCATCTGTAACCTAGATAGTCCCTCTATTAACTCGGCTCTAGTCTTCACAACTGCCACCTATACACGCCCTAGCGTCAAGTATCTCTGCCTCTAACTCCTCAACTGCCTTGTTGTTAGCTACCACGTGAGCATACTCTTTCACATCTTTATATAGGTCGCCCTCTACTATTGCTGTCTTGCATAGCACCCCTCTGTCTTGCACATGGTCTGTGATTATGCTCGTGAGAAAATCCTCTATCGTGTACTCATGTCCCCAATCACCCTCTTTGTTCCATGACTCTACTTCTTTTACCTTGCCCTCAGGTACACCTAGTTCTACTACTGCGAGATACTTAACTATCTTGGTACTCATACTGTCCTCCTTGTTTAATGTCGACTAACTTCAATACCCCTGTCTGTTCTTGCCACTTCTCGGGGTGTCTATATGCCTCTAACTCTGCATCTTTAGAGTCGTGAGCCATTACCTCTACTTCATACATGATACGTTCCTCAATGGTTACTAAATAATTTTTCATGTTGATGCCCTCGCCATAACTGACTCAACCAAGCCACCATGATATATAACGTCTTTTAATTGCTCAGTGTTATACCATATATCTACGTCACTAGGTCTTGCCTGTGATTGTTGGCGTGTAGTGCTACGTGAATACTTATCAGAATTGCCTAACCACTTCTGCTCTTTAGTGTCATAGATATACATAGGAAAGTGTGAGCCATAAGAATAAACTACATATAACTCGTAGTCCATATCCTTACCCTGTGTCCTTTTTAACAACTTACCAAACATATTGCTACCTTGAAACTCCTCTAAACTTTCTACCATATCTCTTGCTTTGTTGTTTGCTATCCTTTTCATCTTACGTTACCTCCCTTGTTGTTAAGTCCTTTTAAGTCCTCTTTGTTTGTAATCACCATGTAATTGCTCTTGTGCATAGGTGCTATCGTATGTTTAGTTTCTCTAGCGATAGCCTCGCCACACTTTAAGCAAGTGCTAAAACCGAGTAGCCACCGACCATAAATCACGTGGTCGCCACACTTGACACATAGATTTTTATATTCCATGATGTTTACCCCTATCTGATTATCGTTACTAACAATAAAAACCCTGCGATACCCCAACCTACAACCTCGCTAATAATTAGTCTGCGTAGTCTGCTTTTTGGTATGGTTACGTACTCACTCATGTATATCTCTCTGTCATAGTTATTCATAGTTCTACTCCCTCGTGGTCTGCTTGTTTTTTGTAAAGTCTTTCTAGTTCTCTTACTACAAGGTCTATCCTAACTGCTAATGATTGGTCAAAGTCATTCCCTGCTCTGTCATGTAACTCTACTGCAACATCTTCCACCTCAATTAAAATATCCATAATATCGTCTTTCATACTGCCTCCTCGTTTATTTGTGTTGCTTTTTGGTATTCTTCGTTGTCTTCAATCTCTACTCCGACAACCTCCCTTAAATATGTTAATGCCCAATCCAATGCGTCCTGTTTTGTTTTCATACTGCCTCCATAAAAGTTAATTAACATAATTGATACATCACTTGCCTTACATAAACTTGCTGTCGTCGTGGGTTAGAATAGTGTCGCTTAATAAATACTCTTACCACTTAATATCCATTATACCTTAACTTGACATATAAACATAGCGTTTATGTAACTTTTTTATTTACCTATGTTGTTCCAAGTGGGGGTTTGGTTGCCTCCAAGTTGTTCCACTTGTTCCACGTTGTTCCACCTTTGTAAGTTTACTAATAAGAACAGGTTTTGCTAAAGTGTGTTTAGTTTAAGTTATTGTTTTTATTATTATTATTATTATATTATATATAGTAGTAGTAGTAGATGTTCCAATGTTCCACCATTTTTGCAATATATAAGGCGTCTGGGATAAATTTGTGTTTTGTAGTATGCATAGGAAAAAGACGAGGCTTACTTTCTGACCTCGCCCAAACGGGGTATATACTTCAAAATCGGTGGAACATTGGAACAACGTTGATTATAAAGGACTTTTTTTGGAACATGGTGGAACAAATCAACACATTGTGGAACAACCAAGTGGAACAACACACCTATCAGTTTAGATACCACCCAATGATAGACCAAGCCATCACGTAAGATATATATCAACATTGACTAACCAATTACGCTAGTTAAACTAATTGACCACGCATCAACTACGCAAGCGACCACGACGACGCATAACTGGTATCAAATCACCACGTGGCAAACATAGGGTAGCTACGCTACAACGTCGCTTAATTATGTAATAGATGATACGCTACCAAAGAATATAACTGGCATCAAAAATTTGGCCCAAAAAAAAGCGCCCCGAAGGGCGCCTAGTTATTACTCTTGAACCTTTGCTTTATAAGCACCGAAGTACTCTGATTTAAACTTTGCAATTGCTAACATCAATTTCTTTTCGTTGGCAGTATCGTCACCACGTGCTAACGCGTTTTTAGCTTTTTTAGGCAACCCATCAAAAAACTCATTCAAGGTTTCCTCAAAACTTCGCGTTGCGCCACGTTCACGCGCTTTGCCTTCGTTTTTGATTTTGTTTATTTCTGATACTAGATTATTAAATTTGGCACGTGCATATTCTAGCGTACCTTTTCGCAAATCTTTTACCAATGAATGAAGCGCTGGGTTTTTTGTTTTTAACGCGCCGAACGCTTGACCTGTCATGTTAGTGACATTTGAAACTGATAAATGGTACTTATCCGCGTTTTTATTTTTAGGGTCATTATAATCAGCTTCGCTAACATTTTCATAAGCCGAACCCTTCAAAATGTAAAACCCTTCTTTTGCCACGTTATTTTCGGCATAACGTAAAATTGCGCCGTTATCTAAATCCGCCTTAATTTCGTCGGCAACGTTATCAGGGAAATTAGGATAAGCGCTATGAAACTCACGTGCTAACGCTTTCGTATTATCGCCTGATACCGCGAACTTATAACCGAATTGCTTTGTATTGAATGTATTCATATTGATTTTAGAACCTTTCGTTTAATGATGTCATATGCCTATGACTAAAAGATGTATCGCATGAATGAAACTATAGCTAACCTAGCGTTTAATGTAAAGTAATTGGCTTGTCACTTACGCTAAATAAGGAATACGCGCCCTACGTTCGCGACGACACATAACTGGTATCATAATACTAGGCACAAAAAAAGGGAGGGCCGAAGCCCTCCGTATACTACTCAATGTCTTTCCATTTCATGCTACTACTTTTGTTGGTCCTGCATTCTTTAATGCTTTCTGCTGTAACACACCACCAATTGTCAGATGATGATACTTCTACCAATGTGCCTTCTAACAATCGCCTACGCACGTTACAGATAACAGAAACTGCTATATCAAAAGATGCCTCTGTTACATCATGGTTATTCCATAAGTCATCTTCCATTAAACCTAAAAACGTTACGATATTATTTTCTTTCATACATCCTCCTATTAAGAAGGGGGCCGAAGCCCCCAGTTGGTTTACATTGATTGTTGTATTGCTTTAGGCATTGGACCATCACAGGACTTACATACTACTTCCGATGGTGTTGCAGGCCTTGCTCCACAGTACTCACAACGTTCATTACCACATGTGGACTCAAGCCATACGTTTTGCTCATCATCATAATAAGCGTCATACTTAGCGTTATACTGTTTCATACTACTCTCCTATTAAGAAGGGGACCGAAGTCCCCAGTTGATTTACTTGATATTTTTCCATTGCATTTTCATGTTCATCTTATCGACAAGCATTTGGTTTTTAGTTTTTATCCTACATATTTCAGTAGAATAAAAATCATCGAGTTGTTGTTGCAACTCAAGTAGTTGATGATAGCGTTCTGCATTTACATCTTTGTAATACTCTACAGTTGGGTTAATCGTATTGATTAACAATAAAACTTGGCTATGTGATAACTTCATATACTGCTCCTTTAAAGAAGGGGACCGAAGTCCCCCGTTGGTTAATTAAATTGTAGTTCTAATTGTTGCGATGGTTCTTGCTCAGGCATTACATAAGCTAATACCTTTGTTGCGTCTATCCAATGCGTTATTGTTTTATTGTATTGAATAGGTAGTTCATACTTAACATATAGTTCTAATAACATACGATGTAATCTAACATAATCATCTTTAGTTAATTGCATATACATCCTTTCATAAATACACAACAGAAATTGCTGTGTTAGGAACATATTGAAGTATTTAGCGTTTAATGTAAAGTAAACCAGGTATATATAGTCACCCCCACCCCCACTTTTTTATTTAGGTACCATCGCGTCCCCCATACCCTTAGCTATGCACAAATAACTTCACATAGTAGAAAACACCCCGTCAACTTTACATATGGGGTGTAAAAAAATATTTCGCAAAATTTCTGAAAAGTTAGGCTAGGCTGAGAAGGAGGAACCGCATCCACACGTGCTAGTTGCAGCGGGGTTTTTTATGTTAAAACCTGAAGTCATTAAAGAAGTATCGTAACTTATAACAGACCCAGTTAAGTATTGCATACTATGTGCATCTACGAGTAAAGACACTTCATCTTGAACTACTACAAAGTCATCTTCGTTTTGATGGTCATCAAATGTAAAACCGTATTGAAATCCTGAGCAACCACCACCTGATACATAGATTCTTAAGTTAAGACCACGTGCTTCTTCATCTGCTAACAAGTCTTTTATTTTTACGATTGCAGAGTTCTCTAAGGTTATCTGGTTCAAATGGCTTTAGGATCGAAGTTGTATAACTCGGAGTAGACAGATTTAATACGAAGGAATTTAGGACCATGCTCATGGAAGTCATCGTCACCCCGAACATAGAGAGCTAGGTGAACCATCTCGTGTAGTAGAGTCTGAAAAATAGTTGTGAAGTGTCCACAAGCGTTAGAACTAATTTGAATTTCCATCTCATGCTCATCAAAGCAACCATATATATTAGGGTTCTTAATAACTTTAAACTTAACCTTACGTGACTTTGGCATAGGAAGCGTATTGAAGGGTGCCATCTGGCAGGCCATATTATATAGTATCTCTAAATTCTTTTTAGTTAACGTAGTTTTCATAGATACATTATACTAAAATTTGTTGCAGGTTATGTGAATTATGGTGTAATATACTTATATTAGTTGCAAACTTCTTAATAAGAGTACAGATAGCGACACATGATAGACCAAAAATTAGATGAAATTCAATCACTTAGCGACGATTCCGTTGTTATGATGCCCCCATTAGAGCAAGATATAGCCCTACCCAAGAACGCCACCGAAGCTTTACCCGAACTAACCACTGAAGAAGAGCTAGAAGTTATGGTTAATACCATTAAACTATGTTCAGACATCATGGGTGAAGAGATAAAACCTACACAAGAAGACATAGACGAGGCAAAACATCTTGGTAAAACTATAATTGCCGAGCCAAAGACCAAAATTCAGCTTAAAAAATACAAAAATAGTACCCTAGCGTCCCTCGCAGGAATGGTGGCTGAGTTAGATACCCATGTTGTGGATGAATTAAAGGATTTAAAGACAGTGGTTGTGAATGGTTTACTTAGAGAAGCCCTTACTGCAGACAAATCCAAAGAAAGAATCACAGCCTTACGTGCTATTGGAGATATTGATGGCGTTGATGCATTTAAAAAGCATACAGAAGTGGTTCATACGAGCATGCCACTAGAGGAAGTCGAACGTAAGCTAGCCGCTTTAATAAATAAAGTACAAATAAGACTAGCTGCATCAGAAACACAAGAAGTTAAAGGTGAGATTATTGAAAACGGAGAATGAAGAGAGTGTTGAAGTAAGAATAGCTAAACAAATACAAACACTACAGCAATTAAAAGCACACCTTACAACAGATGAAGTTACAGATGTAGATGCACTAGCTAAAGTAACAGAAGGAATACTCATACAAGATGTTGGACGAGAGTCATTTTTAGATTTTATAGATCATGTATACCCAGGATACAAAGTAGGAGCACATCATAGAAGACTTGCTAAATTATTTGAGGAAATTGCTGATGGTAAAAAGAAACGTGTTATTGTCAATATTGCACCGCGACATGGGAAATCTGAGCTTATCTCTTACTTGGCGCCAGCGTGGTTTTTGGGTAAGTTTCCACATAAAAAAATCATTATGGCATCTCATACAGCTGATCTTGCAGTTAATTTTGGCCGTCGCGTTCGTAACTTGGTCGACAGTGAACCGTATAAAGACATTTTTCCGAAAGTAGAGTTGCAGAGTGATTCTAAGTCCGCATCAAGATGGGGTACTAATTTTAATGGCGAGTACTTTGCTATCGGTGTGGGGGGCGCTCTTGCTGGGCGTGGCGCCGATTTATTTATCATTGATGATC